GCGCAATCTTAGTAGTAATGCTGATACAAGTTCAAAGCAACAGTACGCTAGTGAGCCACTCATTATGGTGTATCTACAGGTGAGATAATAGAAATCAACGAAATGGTAGTTGGATCAAATGGAGATGCATTAGATTTAACAATGAGTTTGATTTTCGTATTAGCATAAGAATGAGAATTAGATGACAAAGATTTAGTATTAGATCCGAACTTCTGGGAGTGTAAGAAGCAAATAACCATTTTCGATACAATTAAAGAATTATTTGAAATCTTATAAATACAAACCTAAATACTATAGATATTTATTATAGGAGAAATACAATGAAAACTATTCCCGTTACTCTGACTGCAACTGCACAAAGTGTTGCTACTCTAGTACTTGCGTCACTCTCAGATGTAGAGCAGGATATGGTTGGTGATCGTGATGATCTTCGTACAAATACCATTATCCAAGCACTTGAGGCAAATGGTTCAAATGTTGAGTTTGGTAGTGAAACAGATCAAAGTGGATTCTTAGTTGCTGGTGGATCTGTCTCTCTAGAGAAAGCAAATCTAAACCGAATTTATCTTGTGGGTAATGGTCTTTCTGTTGTTATTCACTTAATGGAATAAAATATGAATATAATTAATAACGGATTGGGTATATTTCCAACTTTTTCTACAGGTATATATAATCCAAATCTTGAGACTTCAATACCTGTTCCACCAGAAGAGACGTTTTTCTTACTTCGAGAGAATGGTGATAAATTACTACAAGAAAATGGTGGTGGTATTGTTAAGGAATCAGTTTCGTTTAGTTTGTTGAACGAAAATGGGGATGCACTTTTACAAGAGAATGGTAGTTTAATTTTAGTATAGGAGAAATACAATGGCCGATGAGAAGATTTCTGCATTAACAGAACGTGATGCAAATCCATCTACTCAGTATATTGCAGCTTATGATTCGGAATCTGCGACTGATACATGGAAGGTGCTTTTAGATAAAGCATTGCGCAATCCGTGGCGATTTGTAGAAGTTGCTAATTACACAACAACTCCAAGCACCACAGCTATCACCACGGCCGATCTTCGTGGGTTCATTAGTGTTGGTGACGGGTTGATGATTACGATTGGTGGCACTGCACAATACGCGAGAGTGAAAACGATTGCAGCGGCGGAGATTGTAATTCAAGGCCCGGAAATGGGCGGTGATATTCAATCACTTTACTTTTGCGATCAATCACGACTTATCCCAATAGACATGACTTGTGCTGGCGCGTTCGATGCTGGTACTTCAACTTCACTTTATCAAACCACGATGGAAGCGAAATTTAACTGGCCTTTTGGAAATGCTTACTTAGTGGCATTTACTGGAAGAATCAACACAGAAGATACTGGAGCAGCAGATCCAAAGGTGAATGTAACTCTTGGAGGCGCAACTAATTTCGTAAGCACGAATGATACGAACAATGGAATCCAACCATCTACTACAGAATCAGATAATCCAGACGTTGCGATCAGTGCTACTCATTATGGGGTCGTAAATGGCGAGACGGTCGAAGTCAATGAGACAGTCGTAGGCACAAACGGTGATGCTGAAGCTCTTACCATGTCCCTCATCTTTGTATTGGAGTAAAGTATGAGCCATTTATTTTTACCTAGAGCACGAAAGATTATCAGCGGTGACGTGGCACCTTCGCTAATTGCCAGCACTCCCTATAATTGGACATTGCGTTGCAACCCGAAGGCTGCAACAGATCGTTACGCACAATACAATCCAAACACCTCAGGAACGCTCGGATATACAGCAGGATATTATTTTAGTGGTTCTTCGTGGGGGTTAGACAATTTATTTGTTCCGATTCATGAACTTGATGTTGGGGGCAATGTGGTATCATATGCAACTGGCTCATCAGGAACAGAACATAGAGTTGGTACAGTGGGGACAACTGAGCAGGGAACTGGTGCAATCTTCGCTAGTGGTGCTGGTGGAGAAATTCAAACATTTGCGGTTACTATGAATGATGGAGTTGGGTCTAATGGGGGGGCAGTCAATGCTCAAGTAATTATTCGTTTAGGAGGTACTATAGGAACTGGGGATATTATAGCAGTATCTGAGTTAAAGGATTTTCCAACAACAACTACTGAATATATATTTGGAAACTTTGTTACACCATAAAGAAGGGTAAGTAATGAGAAATTATGAAAAACATTTCACGAACGATCAAGACGCGTATGTTATCAAGCAGGTTTACCCAGACGGACGCAAGATCAAAGTGGATGAAGATCAAGGGCATCTGGTCAAGTGGCTTGCAGACGGGAACACACCCGCAGAAGTTCCTTTCGTAGCTCCTAAGGTCGTGCCTGATACACGCACACCTAAGCAGAAGCGTAAACATGAGTATCAAGTGCGAACTGATCCGATACAGTCGGTAATCAATGGGTATCGCGCAGAAATTGAATATCTTCTGAGTCAGAGGTTAGATTCAAGTGTTGCAAAATCTGAGTTCGATGATGCGATGGCTGAGTGGTATAAGGAACGAGAAACAATTCGCAAAGAGATCCCAGATGCGTAAGATAGTTTAATTTAAAACTCAATGTATGTTGAAAAAATAACCCCTCTCGTGAAAAAGAGGGGTTATTTCGAAGAGGGTTATTTTATCTTTAGTCTTCTAGGTCTAGTTCTATTTCTATATCTTTTACATATTCTGGTTCACTTGATACCATGACTGAATCAGGACCGGGACCGGGAACGCAGGTGCAACTTCTCTTGTTAAGGATTGCTATTTCATTCACAACTCTATTAAGAGAATATTGAAGCAATAGATGATCCTTTCGAGTTCCATTAATTCCAGAAAGTGCTTGATCGATTAAACTAAGACAATCTTCAACACTCATGTCTTCCAATTTCTTTTGTTCTGCCATTCTTTTCTCCTTATGCTAATGACTTATAATGATTATGTTTATTCTTAATTAAATTTATTACTTCCTTTGGATCAACACCATCGGGTAATTTATCACTAATATTACTTATCCAACTATTCACTACTTCTAAAATATCTGAATTATTATCAAATCCCCCAAATTCAGAATCTTCATCATCAAAAGATGCTCTATTATACTTTACACTTAAATTAATAGGTTCCATCGATTTGAAGTAATTATAAACATCATCATTGCATTTTCCATATTCATCCATAATCAACCTAATAAAATTGCCGTTCACTTTATCTTTTATTTTATTAATTTGATCTTCATCTGCACTTTCAACGAAGGTCATGAACTTTTTAGGATCATCAATTTCAATATACTCGAATCTTGGTGCTTTATTTGGAATGAATTTATATTTCATCGTTTTTGTATTAATTTGATGCGATCCCTTGATATCTCCCACATCATTAAATGTTTGACTAATAAGTGACCCAACATAGATTACAGGTTCTACTATCTTTCTCTTATGATAATGTCCACTCATAACCAAGGTATCTTTTGGAAAATCAGAAGGATTTAGTGCCAAATCTGTATTATTGTGTTCTCCATAGTTCCCCTCGATGTCAAAGTGACCAAATATAGCGTCATATGATTTTTTAAAGGCATCTATAACAATTTCTTTCTGTTCTTTGGAATCAATCCACGGTATGATCAAACAACTCTTGCCAGCAATTTTTATTTCGCTTAATTCGTTTATTATTCTTACGGGAGCAATCTCTCCATCTTCCGTAGGTTCAAACTTAAAGAATCGGCAATTTACATTAGATTCTTCGTTATTCTTATAATAAAGATCATGATTTCCAACTACAACCGTAACTGATCGAACTTTACGAGATATGTTGATAAAGAAATCCATAGCATCGTTAAGAATACGATAATCCACAGATGTTCTAGAATCAAAGATATCACCCAACATAACAACATCATCATTGGGTTTTATACTTTTAATGAGTCGATCTAATTCATCCTTAAGAATCTTATGAAAGACCATACTATTTTTTCTTACCCCATAGTGCAAATCTCCAAAAACATGAATCATTTATTTCTCCTGATCATCCATCTTCTCGTAATCTTCATAAATATTATCTAAGATAGGTCTAAGATTCTCTACTACACTTCCGAGAACAAATCTTGCGAATGATCCCTTATCCATATTATGGTCTTCTATAGTATGAATTAATTCTGATTTAGATAAAGTGATAGAGACTCCATCTTTTCCATTCCAAATATCTTTTTTCTTAGTCATCTATATCCTCATTTGAATTTGTATAAAAAACATCTCTAGCTGCTGCATATGCTCGTACTTCTTGAATCATATGATCAGTCTTATCTTTTCTTTTTCGATTCTTATTTAATTGGTATCTCATTTGGTTGTAGATTATCGTAGTGATATAACTAAAACAAGAAGTTCCTCGATCTATATCAAAATTATTATACTTCTGAAGTAATAGGAGCAGACAGTCTTGTTTAACATCTTCTTCGATCCCATACCACTTTAAGTTATTGAATTTTAAAGCAACACCATCTACAATCTTAGAAAACATTATTGCCAGTTCATTTGATACTACCTCGGTTTCCTGACATCGTGCTACTTCTTCAATTAAAATCTTCTTGTCAACATAATGAGTTGATTTATTAGTATTCTTTTTCCTTTTACTCGGCATCGTCTCCCCCTAATGCTTCGGTAACATCAGGATCAAATACATCATTTAAGGAACTGTAACCATTTTGTTCCAACCATTCATTGATCTTTTCAAATGCCTCTTCATTAAAGACTTCTTTGTTATATAGATCCTTTTCATAAACCGTTTTGTCCGTTGCTGTTACCAAAAATCCTCTTGGTTTGTTTTTTATGACACCCGCATTGATTGCTACAGGTAGTAGTCCAGAATAAGGGTTCATACCCTCTTCGAATTTTAGACTAATTGTTACTTCCTTTTCTTCTGGATACTCTCTGTTCTTAACAGTCTGTACCTTCATCTTCACACCAATATGCCCTGTCTTAGTGGCAACATCTCCGTTCTTCTTCGTTTTAGTTGGATCATCAATAGTATCTTTGTATTGAAGTCTGCTAAAATAAAGGATGATGTGAGAATTATAGATTGCCTTTGATCCACCAGACATTGTTCCTCTGGATTGGAACATAGCACTTGGGTCCATATAGACATGATTTGTAAATACAAATGGAAAATTATACTTACAACATAGTGAATTCATAACACGGAATGCAGAGTTCTGGAACTTAGCATTAGTGCCCATATCAGAAGCAACTTTTCCTTCATTGGCATCAGCAATTTCTTTATCAGATGCAAGATTGCCAAGTGAATCAAGACCAACGAATAATTTATCCTTCGGTCCCCTTTGACTATAATACTCTTCGATAATTTTAAATGCCTTATTTCTAAATTCTGTAGTCGATCCTACTGGTACTCTATAAATTTTATCTGGATCACAACCGATTCTTTCATAGTATCCTGCTCTTACAGCACGTTCACTGTCAAAGATGAGACAATCGGTATATCCTGCATCTTGCGCACCCTTACATAAATGTGCGAGGAAGTAAGACTTACCAGTATTCGATTCTCCAGTTAGAGCAACGATAGAATCTTCCTTCATCCCAAAATGCACATTACCACTCAAGATTGAATTAACAGCATAAGAACCAGTGTCAATACAACCAACGTCACCTTGTTCGGAGATTGATTGTATAGAATCAGATAATGCTTTTTGTTTTGATAATTTTTTAAGTAGAGACATATGCCCTCCAATTATTAGGGAGAGGTCAAAGACCCCTCCCGTAAATTTACTATTTCCTATTTTCCAAAGATTGCTTCGAAGTCCTCACTTCCTGTAGCCGGAGCAACTGGTGCTGCTGGAGCTTGAGCAGGAATAGGTTGAGGAACAGGAGCAGGAGCCGGAACTGATGGCAACGTTCCTTGAACTGGTACTGCAACTACTGGTTGTGCTACAACTACTGGTACGGGATCTGGCAAGTGATTGGTAGCAACTGGAGCCTGCATTGGAAACTGCATTGGTACTGGTTCATCATCCCAAGAAAGAGGTTCTTGTGTAGCTCCGGGTTGTGCTGCTGGATTTTGAGGAACAAAGTTATTCTGAACAGTTTGAGCCGGTTGTCCTACATTATACGTTTGTTGTTCTGTAACTGCTTGAGGATTAGAATACTGTTCCTGAGGTTGACCTGTGTAATTATCGTTAGTTCTTGGACTGTTAATTCGGTTTGCGAAAGCAGCAAAATCAGAAATACGATATTCGTTTAGTTTTTCATAAACAAATTTACCATCAATCTGACTTGGTGCTTGGTCGAATCCAGAGGCATCATAATTTGGGAACCACTGAGTTCCATCCTTACTCTGAACCAACCTTGCTACAATATTAAAGTTATAACCTTGATTGATATCAAAATAATTAGGTGGTGTGTTCTCCTTAATTTGTTTATAAACAGTCTTCGACATTTCATACACGCCAACGAAACCATTCTTTTCAGGATGGAGTGGATCATTAATTACCAAGACAGGAACAATCCATTTTTGAGAATTTGGGAATTTCGAACGAGAAACATCCTTCTCTACAATAGATTCATAAATTTGTTGATCCTTAAATCCCGGAAGGAATCGAACATTAATAGTTACTGTTCCTAGTTGAGCAATTGTTGGGTAATCATTTTGTGTAACGGGACGATACCAAATGTTTTGACGATTTTGTTCCATGACTTTCTCCTTTTCTTTTAATCAAATGTAGTTTATAAGTTTATATTATAACACATAAAAATCTTTGTCAACAACTTTTAAATTATTTTCCTAACTTTTCTTCAGCATCCTTATAGAGACTCTGCATATCTATAGATTCTCCCTTAGATCCACGAGTGATAGCAGCAGAATATGAACACATTACTGCTTGCGCACCTTTTGCGGTATTCTTAAAGTTAGTAGTATGACTTTGACGATAACCCATGTTTCCACCTTCACTAAATGAATCAATGTTAGCACCTGTGAAAATGAACTCCCATCCCATTTCTTCTTCTAGATTCTTAATTTGGGATTTAATATCTTCTAGTTTATATTCTTTTGATGCATTCTCAAGACCATCGGTAGTAACAAGAACCATAACCTTTCCCGGTTGATCCTTTGGTTTCATATTACCAATTCGACTCTTAATTGCGTTAATAGTTTTACCTATCGCATCTAAAAGTGCAGTCGTCCCTCTTGCGGAGATCTTACCACTAAGGGATTTAACATCTTCAATCTTAGCACCATCGTAGATTAATTCGTACTGATCATCAAATGCTGCAACAGTAACAGTCTTCTTTCCTTTTTCTTTCTTCTGTTCTTCGATTAGTGTATCGAATCCGCCAATAAGGTCTGACATTAAATTACTCATCGATCCACTTCGATCAAGAATAGCAACAATTTCCACAGACTTTCTCATAACTTACTCCTTTTCATACTCTATAGTAGACGTAACACTCATAGAAACCTTTTCGCATTCTTGTTCTATTTGAGATGTTACTAGAAAAACTTCGTTTGGTAAATACTTATTTAAAATATTTTTAATTCTTACTTCATGTTCGGAATTTTCAGGAACATTGAATGCATCCCAAGGCAAAACAACATTAGAAAGTTTATACCACTTAATGACCTCATCTAATTTCCTACAAGCAAATTCTATAATATCACTTCTAGGGTATAGCATCCATCCGGGAACCAGTGTTTGTTTTTGGTTGCTTAGTAGATGAGGAAGAATATATTTTTCTCTATTTTCGAGTCTAATTGATTGTGCAGAGGGTGTGATAGGAAACGTTGATAGTTTACAAGGTTTTTTTGTTCCTTGCACAGAATGGAACATAAATGGACAACCACCATATATCTCAACAACATTTCCCATTTCTTGGTCAAGATTTGGGATTCTCTTAAAGAATTGTGAAATCGTTGTCTTTTTACTAGTATCAATACAAAGAGTTCCATCCTTCTTTAAAAACTGACTACAAGGAAGGACAACCAAATCAAATTGATTGATATTTTCTAAAATGTTTGTTTTTATTTCTCTCATATATTTTTCTCCATTTCAGTACATGGTATATCGAATAAGTTAGGACAAAGTTCACTCACTTTACTTAGGATATGTTCATTTATAACACCAAAGTCCTTATCGGGAACAGATGAATATCCAGAAAAGTAATCTAACCACTTTTTTATAGTCCCACTTACAATTATTTCAGTACAAACAGATAATGGAAGAACACTTTTTGCATCATTAAGAGAAACACCTAATGCTAAAAGTCTATTGAAATGATCTTCTGCATAAATCATTGAATGTTCCCATAATTCATAAATAGATGCTAAATGTTGATTCTTGCATTCTTCTCTATTTGGAATATACTCTGGTTTGACGACGTAAATCTCTTCACCGTATCTTACATTCTCAGGTTCGCATTCTGAGATATGTAGTCCAAGATTGCTGAATCTATCACAAATTCTCTTGGAAGATTTTACTGAAATGGAAATATATTCATGATTAAGTAAATGATTCATATCTTGATCTTCTGGAATATTCCTTAGAAATACCCTTGAATGAAGAAGATTCTTTGGGAAATTTGGTGCGAGATATCTTTTCGAAATCTCGTAAATGTTTTTCTCAATATTTTCTGAATGAGAAAGAATTTCTACTTTTTGCTCCAAAACTATCATTGTCAACCTCCTTAGTCGATGAAAGAATTATACATCATAAAATCCATTTGTCAAGAATAAAATTGAAATAAAGCCCAAAATAGCTTATTTTTCTTCAGAAAGCTAGAATCTAGCTAGAATTAAGCTATAGCTATAGCCTTTAAGCTAGATATTATCTTTGAAAAGGGAAAAGTACTTGACAAACGTTTTAAATCTAGTATAATTGGTAGAAAGGAGAAAAGATGCTCAGAATCATGGTTATCGATGGGAGTCTGAAGAATTCAGGGATTTGTGTTGCTGAATTAGATTTCCAAGAGAGATACAAAGAAGATCTATTAAAATTAATGCTAGGGGAGAATCCTGCTGGTGATGAGTTTTATAAGTCCTTCAATCTCATTGATTTATTTGATATTTCTCTAAATAAAGAGAATGAGAAGATTCTAGCAAAATCCAGAAAGAACCAGAGAGAATCATTGAAAGAAGAAAAGTATCCATCTTATATTGATTGTCGAGATGAACAATCGTGTTTTACGCATAAGATCACTCATCAAGTTGATTCGATGATCTCTTTATGTGAGCATCATAAACCTAGTCTGGTGTTAATTGAGGACTATTCTTTTGGAACTCAAGGGAGTAGTATTGCTCAACTCGCAGAATTCAAAGGACATTTAAGAACTGAATTAGATAAGATGCTTATTTCTGGATTTATAGATTTATATCAATTCCTTCCTATCGGATCTTGTAAAAAGGTAGGTGCTAGGAATGGTGCTGCAACTAAAGAGTTAGTTTGTAAGGAAATGTTAAGGTATGGAAAGAGTTTTGACCCAAAGAAGGAGAATGACATTGCAGATGCATATTGCTTATCTATATCCGTATTTTTATCCATATTTCATAGATTATTTCCATTTGATTTCGATGATAGGATCAAATCTGTAAAATATAAAGAGAAACAAGTTTTAAGAAAATACCAAGAAAGTTTAAAATTGATTGCTAATAGAATTGGCACAGATAAAGAGATTGCTGAATGTTTAATTTCATAGAACTTATAGATGATGATTATAATAATAATGAGATAGAAACTTTATATGGTTATCATAAAGTGATAAGTTCTGCGAGAGATGCAATTGCTTCGTTGGTTGCTTTTTCTCCTACCGAAGAAATAATAAGAACCCAATTGACAAGATTATTGGATGATGATATAAGAAAAAGATATTTCAATAAGATGGAAGATGTTTTATTATTTTATGATTTGAGTTCTGAGATTTTTATATTAAATACAATATGTATCCTTATAGATGATTTAGAGAAAGAAAATCTCTTTAAAAAACTCTGCGATGATATTTGTGATAAGAATAAATTCAAAAGAAAGAAGTATAAAAAATACTTAAAGTCCTTAATTTATGATATGATAAATAAAAATTTTGAGAAAGTTCTTGACAATTTGGTATGGAGCTTGTATAATACACATGTACAAAAGAAACATCACTGGAAATTCATAAGTATGGTACTATCTGATTTATGTTGTGGGTTTCCAAAATGTGAGATCTATTATAATGAATCTAAAGAGAATATATCGATAACTTATCAAAAACATTCTGATTCGATTTTTAATGATGTTTTAACAATTCAGTATTTTATGGAAGGAAACAACGATGCGTGAGATTTATGATGAATTTTCAATTATGTCAAGTTTGGTAAGAGTAGAACCTACCTCGAATATTCGGTTTATTGCCGAAGAGTTACGAAGATATGGGATTAGAACAAATAACAGGAACAATAAGGACAAGATAATTTTTTATCAATCTGCTCATTTGATTTTAAAATTTAATCCACCTATCGAAGACGAAGAAACTGGAAAACCAGAATTTGCTATTGTTGGTTTCAAAGATCTTTTTCATATCATCGGAAAGAATGATGATGGTGTAGATGATCAAGATATTGTTCGCGTATGGAACATTGCAGACAAACTAGAGAAAAGAAAGATGGTTAAGATTCTAGGTACAAGTAATCATGCCCTACAATCAGATGAAGAACCTAACCTTCCTAAAGTATTTGCAAACCTACATCACATACACCGCAATGATAAGGATATTGAAAATTATAATTATAAGAGTAAATTTGCAACTAATAAGTTGTACAATATAAGTAATGGTAGAATTCTTTATGGTGTTTCTGATTTCTTTGTACTGGCATAATAATGACAAAAGATCAACCACAAGAACTTAAAAAAGATAAAGATCAAGAAAGACTTGATCATCTTTACGAGTTATTTCTAGAAATATGTGATCAGATGATAGAGGAATCATATATTATTACTGATGGTGTAATAGTTTCCTCTGTTGTTATGGATAAGAGAGTTGGCCATTTGCTTTCTAGAAAAATGAAATTGAGATATGGTAAAGAATGGGGAGTTTATACGATCTCCGAAGCAATCAAATATGCCCATAAAGTTGGATATGATACTGCCTTGATGGAATTGTATAGAAAATCGCGGCAAGAGGTTACACCAGAAACTGATTCTGGTATAGAGGGAGATGAGAGTAATGGAGAAGATTCGGAACTTCGCGAACGTGAACTTCAATCGGAAGAGGAATCAAGTTGATTATACTTATTATGAAAAAGAATCCGGTAAATGGGTAAGAAAAGAAGGAACATATTATATTGAAAATGAAGTATTTGTTCCAAATCAAAATGCTGTTAAATCTTTTCGTGATTCTAAATTAAAGGATCATGGATCTGGATTTAAATGCGATGTCTACGGAAATCCTATCTTAGAACCCGTGTGTACAAAGTTTTATGATAAGAATACACTCCCACCAAATGTAAAAAATTGTCCAAAACGTTTTGGGTTTGATATCAAACCGGAAGTTAAGTTTCTTTCTGAGAAGATGGAATTTGATGAAGAGAACGATGAGATCCCACCACTTCGTATTCAGTATATGGATATCGAAACCATTGTAGATGATGGACCATTCTTAGAGGGGTGGTCAGTTGGACCAGATCGTTATGGGTATGATCGCGGCGGCATTCTTCTCATCTCCACATACGATAATTATGATGATAAAGTAATCGTCTTTGGCGCACAACCTATCGCAGATCATAATTTCCAAAAGGGTTTGAATGTCGAATATATCCTTTGTCGAGATGAAGCAGATATTATCAAACAATATATGCAATATCTATATAATACAGATCCAGATATTATTTCTGGATGGAACTGCTTAGAAGAAAATCAAACAGTTTGGTTGGGTGATAGAATCGTTAAAATTAAGAATATTGATCTAAAATCAAAAAATAATAAAAATATACCACTTATAACCTCCGGTAATATCATAAATAAACACGAGTATACTGGAGAAAAAATTATGTATAAAATCAAAACATCTATTGGTAAAGAATTAAATTGCTCTATTGATCATAAGCACTTTGTTCGTATAAAGGACAAATCTCAATATAAGAACTTAAAATCTATGAATCAAAATGAAGAATTGGAAATGACAACAAAAGAAATTATGGATGTGTGTGACGATAAAGATTTGTACCTTGAGTTTATATTCAATAAGAATAATAACCAAGATACAACGTGGAGGGATTTATTTTCTTCACAATCATTCTGGGATAGACTTATTTCTAATCCATTAATAGATTTTCCTGTAAAAAATAAAATGATAATCAATTTAGTAAGATGTGATAGAGAGATTAAACAAGATTATTGTTGGGGCAAGTGTTTTTGGAAGAAGTCTTTTGAGTGGAACTACAAAAGAAATGTTCATTTGTTGGATGATTATGATATCAAGACAGAAATATTAAACTATGATGTTTTTGATTTTACTTTTAGGAAGAGAAGATATTCTATTAAATTGGATGATAAGATTACAAACGATCTTTTAAAGTTTATTGGGTTTATTTTTACTGATGGTAGTTGGGATCATAAACGAAATACATGTTCCGTCACACAAAAATACAATGATGTTTTAATTGGATATGAGTCTATATTAAAAAAAGAATTCAATCCAAGATCAACAACTGTTAAACAAACAAAAGATGGTTGTTATATTATGAAGTTTTCGGATTCTTCAATTGCTATTATTTTAAATTTGATATATGAATATAGAGATGAACGATTTTGTAAGAATCCAGAGATAGAATCTTTGTCCCTATTGTCTAGGGATCAGTTTGTAAATATGTTTTCTGGAATGGTTGATGGTGACGGTTCTATCCTTGATAATGGTTTATGTCTTTATAATTTTGACTGCGCAAAATTTGACTTTTTAAATAATATACATGAACTTCTTTTATGGAATGATGTATTCTCTTATATTAATAAAAATAACGTATATATCCCATTTGTTAAAAAGAATAAGTATTTTATCTCGACTATTAGAGACTTGTTGTTTCATAAACCGAGAAAGAATAAATTAGAAGGAATAATATTCAGAGAGAATAAGAATTCAAAGAATAAGATATTGAATAAATGTTATGATGATAATCACGGATTTATTAAAATATCATCCGTGGAAAAAACACAACATAAAGTGAGAATGTATGATATTGAAACATCAAATCATTCATTTTATACCTCTGGGATTAAAACACACAACTGTTATCAATACGATTTTCCATATATCATAAACCGTATTAAGTTCTTTATTGATACTGGAAGATTCGATAAATCTGCCTTGTTTAATTTTGGAAGAGGTAATGCATTTATTCAGAATAATTATCGCAGATTTTACCTTAATGGTATCACGGTTATTGATTATCTTGTACTTTATAAGAAATTTGAGTTAAAACCAAGACGATCCTATAAGTTGTCAGATATTGTTGAAGTAGAAGAAGTTTCTGTTGATGGACAAGGTAAGATGAAGTATAGTGGTTCTATTCGTGACTTTGCCAATAATGATTGGACAGGATTTGTTAAGTACTGTGTTCAAGACTCAATGTTGGTAAAACAAATTGAAGATAAGAAGGAATTGATTAATACCTTCACAATGCTTTGTTATATGGCAGGTGTTCCATTTCATCTTGCAATCTCTGGTGAAGTATCTTGGATGAAAATTCATGATTCCTCAATTTATAGATATTGTCAGGAACATAACAAGGAACTACCAGAGAATGAAGAACCACCAGAAAATCTAGGTAAATTCGCAGGTGCTTATGTTATGGCTCCAAAAATTGGAGTATATGATTATGTAACTGTATTCGATGTTGCATCTCTATATCCTTCATGTATTCGTGCCTTAAATATCTCTACTGACTCTTATCGTGGTCAGATAGTAATGAATAAAGAGGATTTCTCTGTTGGATCTGTGCCAGATCAAAAAGGACCATTCACAATCGAATTTTATGATCCTCTCTGGTTATCTCTAGGTGAGTATGAAAAGACACTAATTGAAAGAGAGAATGGTAAGTTACCACCTAATGAAAGAAAAGATCCTAATAGTATAGGACCATACATAAAGAAATTTAGTACATTTGAAGAGATGCACAAGTTCCTAAAGAAGTTTGATATGTGTATTGCTGCTAATGGATCAATCTTCTCTAAGAGAACCCGTGGTGTGATGCCAGCATTACTAGACGAGTGGATTGATATTCGTAAGAAGAATAAGAAATTATACTTTGAGTTCAAAGGAAAGTATCAGACAGAAAAGGATAAGAAAAAGAAGAAGAGGTATAAACAAATGTCTGATAGATATAACACTATCCAGATGGTATATAAAATCCGATTGAACAGTTTGTATGGATTTATCGGTGCAAAGTTCAGTAGATTCTTCAACATTCATCAGTCAGAGGCAGTAACCGTTACTGGTAAGTATGTTATTCGATCCACCATCGCCAAGTTACGTGAAAAGTATGGGGATTCGTTTGTATTCTATTGCGACACTGACAGCTGCCGAGGTGATTCTCTCCTTAGATTAGAGGATGGTGATAAAACAATAGAGGATGCCTTTGATAATATAAAAGATGATGATTTTGATTCATATAGAGAAACTTATGATGGTAGATCATTCGTATATCCTAAAAATCTTAGTTTACCTTATTACAACGAAAAGATAAAAACGGTAGAAAATGGAAAAGTAGACTTTATTGAAAGACATTTTGTTAAAAAGAAGATGTATAAAATAAAGACAAGTGGTGGAAAAGAAGTTGTAGTTACAGAAGATCATTCTATAATGATTCTAGAGAATGGTGTATTAGTTGAGAAAAAACCTAATGAAATTAACAAAAAAGATAAAATTATTACTCTGAAACCACCGTGTCTCCATAAATAGATAATAGAAAGGAGATACTTATGTCTGGTAAAAAGAAAATGAAGAGTAAAAGAAATTACAAAACGTGGTTAGAACTTGGTTGTTCTGAGGAAGATGCAAAGTTTGAAGCAAGTAAGAGGCAACCGGGAAGATTTGAATATTTTAGATACTTTAAGGGTTTTTCTGAAGAAGAAAGTAAAGAAAAGGTAATAGAGTGGAGAGAAAAAAATACAAAACGAACAAAGAAAAATTATATAGAGAAATTTGGACAAGATGAAGGGTTAAGGAGATGGAATCAATATAGAGAAAAACAAGCCAAGTCTAATACTTTTGAGTATAAGAAAGAAAAATACGGATGGACAGAAGAAGAATTTAGAGAATATAATAGATCTAGATCTGTAACCGAAGAGAATATGATAAAGAGGTATGGTGAGTATGAAGGTAAAATGAGATGGGTGAATTATATTGAAAGACAAAGATATACTTGTAGTAAAGAGTATTTTATAGAAACCTATGGAGAAAAAGATGGTTATAAAAAATATACCGAATTTTGTTATGTAAGAGATAATGTAATTAAACAAAAACGACTTGGTATTAGAAGTTATATATCAGAGGAATTATTTTCTATACTTGATAATTTAATAGATGATTCGTGTTATTGGGGAGAAAATGAATTTAAATTTATAAAATCAGAAGGTGGGTGTTTCCATGTTGATTTCTTCAATAAAAATACAGGAAGAGTAATTGAGTTTTATGGAGATGTTTTTCATGCTAATCCAAATATTTATAAGACCGAAGACCAGATCTTGTTTTTTAAGAAATCAGTTAAAGAAGTTAGAGAAAAAGATAAGAGAAGAATTAATGATATTCTTAGTTATAAAGAGGTTTCAGACGTTCATATAGTTTGGGAAGATGAATATAGAAAAAGAAAACCAGAAGTTATTTCTTATTGTTTGAATTTTGCAAAAGGTAAATGATATGAATTTTGATATAGAAGAAGTAGAAGAAGTCGAATGTTTGGGTGTTTGTGAAGAATATGTATATGATATTGGTATGAGAGAATCACCACACATCTTTTTTGCTAATGATATATTGGTTCATAATTCTGTATTCTTAAACTATGGTGAGACTCTTAAGAGAAGAGGATTTGATCTTTCTGATAAAAAAGCATGTGTGGAAGAATGTATTCGTATGGATAAAGATGTTTCTGAAGTAATCATAAAGAATTGCGATTACGTCTCTAATAATATTATGAATACTGATAATATATATTCATTTGAAAGTGAAGAAGTAATTGAACGTATGCTTATTACTTCTAAGAAAAAGTATATTGCTAGGGTTGCTTTTGATAAGACTACAAATGAATATCCAGATGAAGACTATGTAGTTAAGGGTTTAGAGTTTCAAAAGTCTAATCTATCTGATCCAGTTAAAAAGTTCTTAAGAAGTACTACTAAGAAAATAATGGATGGTATAGGTGCTGATGATTTGATAACTTTACTTCGAGATGAATTTTATAAAATGGAAACTCGTCCCGTCGATGATATTGCATATTATCAAGGTGTTAAGAATATTGAGAAGTATCAAAAAATGAGCAGAGTCGAGATTAAAGATTTAGTAAACCAGAAAGCAGAGACAGAATTCCCTAAACATTGCCCATATCACGTTGCTGCTGCAATCTCTTTAAATACATTGATTCTGGCAGACAAAGACCTTTCTGATATGTCAACCGTAACAGAGGGAACAAAAGCAGGGATAGTATTTGTAAATAGATCAAACATGTTTGGCGTAAAAGCAATTGCTTATACGGGTGAGTGGAATCCTAAGTTGTTTGAATATTTTTCCATTGATGTAGATTATATGTTTAATAGATTGATTCTCGGTCCACTAGAACCTTCGATTAAGGCCGCAGGATTCAAACTTTCAACATCAGATATTTTGGGTTATGATTTTGTCGGTGTTGATAACGAATGTATACAACGTAGTCTGTTTACTTAAGGGTTTGAGTTTAAATATGTTTTTGGGATGGATAGAAATAATTAAAAATTTTAGGAGATGATATGAACGAAAAAGTACTTGAAGGTGAAATGAATGAACTTGATATTATAACCACGTTGTATTGTAATGCAAGAAATTTACATGCTTATATGATTCGATTGGAACCTCAATTTTTCTCTGAGAAAATGGGATCGTTCTTTGAAAGAATCCAAGAACATTATAAGACGTATGGACAAGTTCCTTGGAAACCAGTTTTTGAAACAGAACTAACTGGTGCCGAACGCGATCATATGATTCAGATTCTAGATTCAATTTCTTCTAATTATGAATCTCGTGTAAAACATTTGAATCAGGATTATATTCGTGATAAACTATCTATCTTTGCAAAACGATGTTTCATCCGTCAATCTCTAGTTAAATCTTATAATGAGTTTGAGAGTGGAAACTATGACGAAATTATTGCCGAGATGACTAAGATTAATGAATGTCAGATCGATGATGATTATGGTATAGAATATCATGCTGAATCTTCACAGGAAGAAAGATATGACCGAAATGTTTCCGACTTCATTCAAACGAAGTTTATTCAGATCGATGAATCAATTCAAGGATGGCATAAAAAGTCACTTAATATTATTGCTGGTCCTGCCAACTCTGGTAAGACTATGTATTTAATTAATGCTGCTGCTCGACAGTTAATCGATGGTAAGTCTTACATATCTGCTGATTCTGGTAGCGAGTGGTATAATGAAAAACCAGTTAATATTCTTTATGTTACTTTAGAAATTGATCAGAATCAAGTAGGAAGACGTTTGGATGGGTGTCTTACAAACACTCCTATTAATGAATTGAATAGTACTCATGGTAGAAAAGCACTTAAAGAACTTTTGAAGTATTGTAAGGATGATCTTAATAAGAGAATTGTGATTAAGGAGATGCCGGGGTATAAAACAACTCCGGGTGATATTGAAGCATGTATGCGTAACTTAGATGTTATTAGTCAAGGTGAACTGAAACCTGATTTGGTTTTTGTTGATTACCTTGGTCTTATGATGCCTAATCACTTTACTAAGAACATGCAGTTGTATGAGAAGGGTCTTGCTATTGCTGTTGAACTTCGTTCTATTGCACAACGATACGATGTTCCATTTGTTGTAGCATCACAGACCAACCGAGATAGTTTCTCTGATACCGTAGGTATGGATAAGATTTCTGACTCCATTGGTATTTCTCAAACAGCAGATGTCCTTATTACTATCAATAGAAATGACGAATTGGATAATGAAGGATGTGTGATTTTATATCTTGCTAAATCTAGATTCTCTCAGAATAACAAGAAGTGGTTATTTAAAGTTAACTACGATTGTCAACGTGTTAATGATTTCCTTAATGATGTTCCTGAAAATATTGTTGATATATTAGAAGGTAAGAAAAAGAAAAAGAAGAAAGACAACGATGAAGGATCAAGACCGTTACCTGACGGAGATCGTCGTCAACCACCTGCAAATGATATTGAAGCAGCATATAGATCTTAACAAAGGAGAGAAAGTTGATAAAGTTTAATTCACTAACCTTAAGAAATTTCATGTCTGTTGGAAGTAAACCAGTAAGTTTCAACTATACAGAGGGATTAAATTATGTGTATGGTGAGAACTACGATGTTACTACAGATGTTGACGAACAAGTAATTTCTAATGGATCAGGAAAGACAGTCATACTAGTTGATGCATTACTTTTCGTTCTCTTTGGTAGAACTCAGAGAAAGGTAAAGTTAGTAGAGATAATCAATATCTATTCGGGTTGCGAGTGTGAAGTGACTGTGAGTTTCTCTAAGGATAATAATATCTATGAAATAACGAGAGGATTAAAACCCGATAAGATTAGTATTACATTGAATGGTGAAGATCTAAATGAAGAAGCAAAGAAAAGAGATTCAAATAAGTTCATCGTAGAAAATATTCTAGATGGTATCTCGTTTGAAGTTTTCCGTAATCTTATTGTTTTGAATGGTACATCTTCTAAACATTTCTTTGAATATGGAAGACAAGAGAAACGTCAATTTATTAATGAGGTATTTAAGTTGGGATTCTTGGACTATCTCCAAGAAAATCTTACTGAGGAAGTCAAAGACAAAAAGCACCATATTGATAAGATGAAAATTATCATTGAACAAAAGCAATCCGAAGTAGTAAGACTTTCGGATCTATTTGAATGTTATATGAATGGAGAAGTTCTTGAAAATTCCAAAAAGATTGGAATGATGATAGAAAAGGAAGAATCTAATATAAAGTCAATTGGAGAAAAAAGAGATAAGATTCTTTCTGATATGGGGATTAATTACGATACATTTGTCGAAAGATTTAAAGAAGCAGAATCAAAATTCAAAAATACATCCTCTAAGATTATAGAATCTATTCATCAACTTTCTAAGACGAGTGATAAATTTAAAGGAAAACGTGAAGATTATGTATCTATCTCAAAACAATCTTCTTGTTATTTCTGTCATCAAGATTTACCTGAATCACTTAGAGCAGAACTCATGGATAAGATTAAGAGTGAAGCTCAGATTCTAAAAACGAATGGCAAAGAGAATCTTAAATTGAAGAATGGTCTTGAGAATAAAAAAGAGCAGATGGGCGAGTGGATTGAAAGAGGTAAGGTATTAGTTAATAGTTATGATTCCTTTACTATTGAAATGAATTCTACTCAGAAGTTAATTGATCAATACAGAAAACAGAATAGTGAATCTGCATCTGTTGATACTGATAAGATTAAGAATGAAATTAAAACATTAGAAGAAGACCTTGGGAGTTATAAGAAAGAGTTAGTGATCTTCGAGGATGAGTATACCCTATATAAGATCTCTAGAGAGATAATCAATGATAAGAATTTCTATGGGTATTATATTAACATGTTCCGCAGATTCCTAAACAAGAAGATTAACGAATATCTAGAAGAAATGGCATCTCCTCATCGCATTAAATTCAATAACGATCTAGAAGCAGATGTCTATGATTTAAATACCAATATACACAGTTATGGGAATCTGTCTTCAGGAGAACGATCTAAAGTTAATCTTTCTATGTTGTTTGCTATGTATGATGTTCTTAGATCCTTCCATAGAATGGATACCAATATATTGATCTTGGATGAAGTCTTGGATGATGGAATCGATAGTGCATCCGTTCTCCTACTTCATAGGATCTTAAAGAAGAAGGTAGAGGGTTCTGATAATATGTCAGTATATATTGTTTCTCATAAGAACTCTTCAAGTACGTTTGCTGAAAGTGAAGGTATAGGCAAGGTTGTATTCCAGAGAAACATGGGAGTTACTAGTATAAAGGAAAATAAATAATATTGTAGAAAGGTTGTAGATTATGCTGACTGTCCAAAGAATTAATGCTCAATTATATAGAATAAAAGGAGATTCTGCTGACGAAAGAGATAAACTTCTTTCTGGACTAATATATAAACATTCTAAACACATGAAAGGGTATATGTTTAGCCCGAAATATAAATCTGGGAGTTGGTCAGGCCGAATGAATGTTTTTTCTCCTACAAGAATACGCCCCGGTTATCTTCAATAAACATTAGACTATATGAAATTGAAGGGAATTGCTTGGGAGTGGAAAGACGAGATGCCCCCACTTCGTGATCTTCCTATTGACTTTGGTAAGTATGATTTCACCAAAGAAGAATTTGTTGACTATACCAAGAAGATAATCAAGAAGATTGGTCCAAAGTTCAAGAAGAAGTATGATATGGAACTTGAGATTAGAGATTATCAGATTGACGCAAGTTGGAATTGTCTTACAAAGAAGATAGGAATCATCGCCCACGCAACTGGTGCTGGTAAATCCTTTGAGATTGCTTTGATTATGGGATTCTTGTTTTATAAAAAGATAATTGATCGAGCAACTATTATTGTACCAAGACAAATGCTAATTACTCAATTTAAGAACGATCTTTCGGACTATGGATTTAATAAGAGAAGTATAGGTATGTTGTTTGCTGATGAAAAGCAAACGAGTAGAAAAATAACTATTGCTTCAAAAGACACATTGGTTGGAATGATTGATACTCCTACTGGAGAAGATTTCTTTAGAACTAATCAATTAGTGATTTGTGATGAGTGTCATGGTGCATCGTCTAAGACTGTTACTAAATGTCTTGAAGCATTTTCTCACATGAGATTCCAGTTTGGTTTTACGGGAACTCTTCCAGAGGAAGAACTTGATAAAGAAATTATATTTTCGCATTTTAATGAAGTATTAGACGAAAAGAAATTAAAGGAACTGGAGGATAAATACGATGCTGTTTCTAGCGTTACAATTGGAATGCTTAAGTTTAATTACGGTAAGAAAAGTTTTATCAGTCGTACTTCATTCGGAGAGTCTCACAACGATTGGGTAGAAGAAGTAAAGTCTATTCAAAATGATGATACGTTCCGCAATCCAATTATCATTAGTTCCATTATGGATAATCGAGAACGAGGTCGCAATATTGTGGTGCTTGTAAAAAACATCGAGTATGGTGAAAAGATATACCGAGAGATTCGAAAGCAGACTGATCAGAATACTTATGTTATCTTTGGTAGTGGGGAAGAACAAGTTAACCTCAAAGAGAGAGATGAGATTATTAACAAGTGTAAGAAGTCTAAGAAACCTTATATTATTGTGAGTAACTTTCAGATCTTCTCGACAGGTATCAATCTCCCATCGATTGACATGGTTGTGTTCTGTGATTCCACTAAGTCAAGTATTGCAGTAGCTCAGTCAATTGGTCGTGGGGTTCGAAAGACGAAAGAGAAGAACCGTGTTTATATCTTAGATTGTACGTGTGATCTAAAATATAGCAACGCCCACGCACAAAAAAGAGAAAAATTATACATAGAGGAGGGATTTAAGGTTTTTCACAAGACGATATATCTAGATGAAGTAGATAAACTTAAAGATATTTGATTTTTTACTTGATTTCTAATTTTTATGAGGTATAATATACAGTATGGAGATTTTATGAAACTAACATTTGAGTCCAGTGCATTAATTTTTATGAACAGAATTAAACTCGCGAAGAAAAAAGACGAGAAGACCCTAATGGGTAGATGTCCCATGTGTGGTGATTCTAAAAAAGATCAAACAAGAACTAGATTTTATTTAGTAAGATCAAATTCACGTTATCCAACTATGGTATATTGTCACAACTGCTTCTTCAAAAAGACTGCTGATTCATTCTTTAGATCTTTTGCTCCTGAAGAAGTTACAAGATTAGAAAAGATGCAAGAGTCAGACGAAGGTTTAGAAGGCCTTTTTGAACAGATACAAGAATTTAAACCAAGAACTCCCGAAGAGACAATGCGAGATTTAAAAGAGGAATTACCAAGAGCAAAGAAGGTTGTTGGTAACTTCTTCAAGACTCATACATATTCTATAGAGAACTTTGAAGAAGCACTTGAGTATACAAAGTCAAGATACATACCAGATGAATGGGTAAGTAAATTAAGACTCCTTAAACCTCAATTTCATTCAGGATTTCGATATTCTTATTTGAAGGACTATATTATCTTCCCCTTTATTGATAAAGAAGATAATAAACCTTATTATTTCCATTCGAGAAGATTTCGTAATTTAGAGAATGAGAGAATGGCAAGGTATTTATCATGTCCATATCGTCCTACGAATGATGTTACTTTTTACTTAAATGAATTTAATATTAATGAAAATGAACCAATTTATGTTTGTGAAGGTACTATTGATTCTCTTCATATTAAGAATAGTGTTTCTACAAATGGATGTGGAAAGATCTCGGACGAATTCCTAGAACTCTATGAACATCGATTTGGAAAGAAGAATCTTGTATTTTGTTTAGACAACGAACTGTTAGATAAAGATGCTAGAAACAAAGCAATTGAATTATATAATAGGGGATATTATATTTTTGCATGGTCTAAGTTTATTAAAGATTATCCCTCTCTAAAGAACATTAAGGATTTTAATGGTTTATGTTGTGTTGCAAAGAAGCAACACCTCCCGTTGGAAACTATTATTAGATATGTGAGTGGAAAATGAGTAAATTATTAGACGAATTCAATAAAGAGATTAATGAACACAAAGAACCAAAATTTATTTCTGATGATGTCGTGTCTAATGTGATAAAGAATAAAGAGATGATGTTTATAGAAAACAAACAAAAGATTCTCCTATCAGTCAATTCGGTCTGGTCTTTAGTGAAGGTAAGAGTAGAAACCATACCACCAGAGACATTCAAGATAGATAAGAAAAATCTAACATCAGATATGGAAAAACTCCAGATCAAACTATCCCACATCAGAGAAGATATCTTTGAGTTTAATAAGACTCTTAGTAATCTAAAGGTTCATCAACATGCTCTTGCTTTATTCATATCAAATGAACTAAAAATCAGAACTGGTTCCACAATCAAAACTAATAAAGAATTAGAGTCTGAGATTAAAGCAGATCAACATTATAATGAGATTGTTATTAAGATAGAAGAATTAAAATCTCTTATTGAGAAAAGCACATCGATGTCTTGGTCAATGAATCAACAGATTGGATTCGTAAGAGAGATAACAAAGATGGAAACACAAAGGATGTATAATGTCTAGTCATAATATTCCAGTACTCCGACATACAGAAGACCCAAAGAATGATCCTCTATGGTCGAGAATCTTTGGACACCTTTCTCACTCTGATTATAGTACGAGTGTATTCTCAAGACCAAATGGTGATCCTGTAAATCTATACAACCTCTACCAAGGACAGACATGCTTTATAATTGGAAGAGGTCCAAGCTTGGGTGCCGTTGTTGAGAATGTAGATCTTTATAGAAAGTTAATGAATCCGAGTATAGTTAAATATTCAATGAATGATGGACCAGAGTGTTTGGATTACAATTGTCAACTATATACATGTACAGATCGTCCTACGAAATTCAATAAGAAGATCTGGACAAATCCAAATATAATGAAACTGATTGCAGAAAACCGCGTCCTTTTCCATAAACAGAATAGTTCAAAAAAGAATATTGCTTATGATAACGTTTATGTTTCTTCTTGTCCAAATGTTTATTCGGTATTCACATACTTAATCGATAACCGTGATTCAAAGAAGATTAATTTTATAAACAGTTTTTTCTCATCTCCTGCTGTTTTGTATGGATATCATAACGGGATCAAGTGTACCCTCCTTGCGGTACTAAAAATTGCTCTCCTGTTGGGATTCAGTAGAATTGTATTGATTGGTGTAGATTTTAATATGGATCAAAAGAACCCATATTATAATAAGAAAGAGAATGAATATCCAAAATTCCATATAGATCATAACAATAAACTGTATAAATTTGTCGCCCCGGTCTTAGAAGGTATAGTAAATCACCTCAAAGATGAGAGTTGTAATTATAATTGTGAGATCGTAACTACCAAGAAAATAAAAGACTTACCATCAATTCCAGAGATTAATTTGAAAAATGAATTGAAAAATGCCATGAAATAGGTGGTAATTGGGATAAATAATAAGTTGTCTTAATCAAAGGAGAATAACGTGTGTAAACCTGACGAAAAGAACTGTGAATGTAGAGAGTGTAATTGTAAGAATGAAGAGAAACCATGTGTAGAGAATGAGGAAAAGGAAGAGAAAGAGGGAGAAGATCAATATCTTATTGAAGGACAAAATCTTTTTAGCATTCGCAATTATAAGAAATAATTGAGGGAGAATTAATGTCAATCCAAGTACTGTCCGAATACACTAGAATATCAAAATATAGCAAATACATCCCTGAGAAGAAACGACGAGAGACTTGGAAAGAACAAGTAGATCGTGTTTTTGATATGCATTTAGAATATTATGGAGAAAAGATAACCGAAAACGAAGATCTCCATGATATGTTTAAATTTGCAAAGAAAATGGTTATGAAGAAAAAGGTTTTGGGTTCTCAGAGAGCATTACAATTTGGTGGAGATCCAATTCTAAAGAAAAACGAACGTCTATATAATTGTACTGCGACCTATGCTGATCGACCTAGAGTGTTTCAAGAATCAATGTTCCTTCTTCTTTGTGGTGCAGGAGTTGGTTTCTCTATTCAAAAACACCATGTTGTTAAGTTACCATATATTATGCATCCAGAGGGAGAGACAGTAACGTATGAAATCCCCGATAACATTGAAGGTTGGGCAGATGCAATTGGTGTTTTGCTCTCCTCTTACTTTTATAAAGATCAACCATTCCCTGAGTTTTATGGAAAGCGTGTTGAATTTGATTATAGTAAGATTAGACCATCTGGCGCACCATTATCTAGTGGATCGAAAGCTCCCGGTCCAGACGGTCTACGAGACTCCTTAGATAAAATTCGAGCATTACTAAATGATCTATTGAAGAAGCAGAAGAAACTTAAACCAATTAATGTTTATGATATTCTTATGCATCTTTCTAATGCAGTATTATCTGGTGGTGTTCGGAGGTGTCTTCCTGAATATTATGAAGTTTTAACAACAGATGGTTATAAAAAAATTAGTGATGTTGAAATTGGTGATAAAGTTATTATCTTAGGTGAGGAAAAGGAAGTAACCAACATATTCGACAATGGTGTTAAGAATCTTATTAAAATAAACACCCCTGATGGATATCATGTCTCTACACCGAATCACAAATGGTTAGTATTTAACACTACAACAGAAAATGTTGAATTTGTGGAGGCGCAATCATTAGACACATCTATTCACAAATTATTGAAAGAAAGGAATTAATTTGGTATTTATTGGTGGTGGTGTATGCGCAAAGGACATCTGGTTGAAAGACAAAAAAAAGATAGATATTGCAACATCTAATGGATATTCTGTTTTGGTTGTGTGGGAAAATGAATTGAAGTCTGATTATGATTGTGTTAAAAGTAAAATCAAATCGTTTTTGTTAGGAGGGTAGATATGAGATTCTTGGAAGTTGATGGTGTTGAGTTTGAATTGATTGATGTTTTAGATATAGAGGAATATGGTAAAGAACAAACCCATGATATAGAAGTGGAGGATGTTCATTGTTTTACTGCGAGAAATCCCAATTCTGGTCTAGAATCTATATCTCACAACTCAGCAACCATTTGTCTCTTTAGTCCAGACGATAACGAGATGGCAACTGCTAAGACAGGTGATTGGTTTCATAGAGAACCCCAAAGAGCAAGATCGAATAACTCTGCACTTCTTATCAGAGACGAGACTTCAAAGGAAGTTTTTAAAGCACTAATCGAAAACGTAAAAGAGTTCGGTGAACCGGGATTCATTTGGGCAGAAGACAAAGAAGCACTTTTCAATCCTTGTGCTGAAATTGGATTATATGCTTATGATGAAAATGGAAATAGTGGATTCTCATTCTGTAATCTATGCGAAATCAATATGAAGAAGGTAAAGGACGAAGCAGATTTTTACGATGCATGTAAGGCGGCCGCCGTCCTTGGGACTCTTCAGGCAGGGTATACCAGCTTCCCATACCTCGGAAAAGTAACAGAAGATATTGTAAAGAGAGAAGCATTACTTGGTGTCTCTATGACAGGAATGATGGATACGCCAGAAATTGCTTTTAACGAAGAAATACAAAAGAGTGGTGCAAAGATGGTTAAAGCAGTTAACCAGAAGATCGCAAAGATCATAGAGATCAATCCTGCTGCTCGTCTTACCTGTGTTAAACCGTCGGGATCATCTTCGTGTATCCTTGGAACAGCATCAGGTATTCATCCACATCATGCTAAAAGATATTTTCGCAGAGTCCAAGCCAATAAACTAGAAGCACCAGTAAATCACTTCAAAGGAATAAATCCTCTTGCTGTAGAAGACTCTTGTTGGAGTGATACTGATTATATTATCACTTTCCTTTGTGAAATCCCAGCTGGTGCAAAATCCAAGAACCAACTTTCTGCAATCGAAATGTTAGAGAATGTAAAACTAACTCAGAACAATTGGGTAAAATATGGTACGGTATCAAAATACTGTACCCAACCGTGGTTAATTCATAATGTTAGTAATACAATTACGGTTATGGATAATGAATGGGAAGAAGTTGCTGATTACATTTACAAGAATAGAAAGAACTTTTCTGGTATCTCTCTTCTACCTGTTAGTGGTGATAAGGATTTCCCACAGACTCCATTCGCTTCTGTTCCCTATACAAATGATGTAGTTAGAGAGTATGGTGAGTGTGCTTTGTATGTTAGTGGTCTTATATCAGAAGCAGAGAATAACTTTTCTAATCTTTGGAAGGCCTGCGATTTCCTTTTAGGGATCAATGGTATTCCAAATAAGACTGATGAAATGTATAAATTTAAGGAAAGATGTGAGAAGTTTGCAGAGAGATATCTAGAAGGAAATATTAAGAAACTCACTTATGTTATGAAGGATATTAATAATATCAAACTTTGGATGGATCTAAAAAGAGAATACAAAGAAGTAGATTACGAAGGTATGATTGAAGAACAAGATAATGTTAATCATGGTGTAGAAACAGCTTGTTCAGGAGGTGCTTGCGTCTTAACTTTAGATATATAATAATGATTTAAATTTTTATGGGGTATAATGGAGGAGTGATGATGGCAAATTCTGAAAGGTATATACTTAAACAAGTTCAAGAAGAACTAGAACCATCGCAACAAGAATATATCATTAAAGAGTTTAATAGATCAATGAGAGAGAAGTTTAATTGGTGGAATACATTTAAGAAGATATGGAGAAGATATGGAGACTATTATGGAAAGAATTTTTAAATCGATTGTTATGGTATTGAGTCTGTTGCTGTTGTTGTGGACGAGTATTAGAATTGATACACTTAGTTCGGATTTTGAAAAACATACTAAAGAATCAAGTGTATCTCTAGAAGGATCAGTAGGTGTATCTGACTTCAAAGAGATGATTGTAAATTCTAGTGCTTACTGTCCTAAAAGTTGCTGCTGCGGAAAATACAGTGATGGTTTTACATCTACAGGAAAGGATGCTCATACAAAAGGTGTTGCTGTAGATCCAGAAATCATTCCATATGGTTCTATCGTTCAGATCCCCGGTTATGGTAAAGTAAATGCTGATGATACTGGTGGTGCGATAAGAGGGTGGGATGAAAATGGTTTAGCAAAGATTGATATAAGATTTAAGACTCACCAAGAGGCATTGAATTGGGGACGTAAGAGAATCACAATTAAAGTCTATAAGGGAGAGTAGATGTCAAAACTTAAACGAATAGAATACGAAATAGGAGAATTATTAGGATCAGAATCTGTAGAAAATGGGGAGAATAGAATGGTAACTTACCAGTATCTATGCGAGTGCGGCCACCTTACAGAAATCGAAGAAGCTATGGGGAATGCTCCTAGAACTACATCATGCGACCAATGCGACCAAGAAGCAGATAAGATAATTTGTACAAATCCTTCAATAATCACAGGGAAACCAGTTCATCCCGCTAGAGAGGGTAGGGGCAAAGGTTGAGTCTAGATATAGGTGTTTCTATTCTTTCCACTGGAAGATTTAGTTGTTTTAAAAGATTGATTGATTCGATAGAAGAACATACAGATAAAAATATTTTAGATAAAATTATTTCTGTTTTTGTTTTAGATGATACTTCCAAAGGTAAAGAAAAGAACCAAATCGAAAGATATGCTAAGAAGAGGAAGTTTGTCAAGTATTATGATACTGGCGAATGTATTGGTATTGTAAACAATTCTAATAATGCATTAAGAGCATTGAAACCATTCCAATTTAAGTTGATGTTTAATAATGACATAGAGATCTTGAATAAAGATTGGTACTACGTTTATTTTGATGCTATGGAAGATACAGGGTTCCACCATTTCTGTATGCAACAACGTGGTCTTTGGGGTCATGGAACTGAAAAGAAAAGACCAGAAGTTAAATCTGAAGTAAATGGTATTAAGATCCGAACCATCAAAGAAAAACCAATGGGTGCGATTATGTCTTTTGATAAGTTGGCACAGGATACCGTTGGTTACTACGATAACATATTTCCTAAGTATGGGATGTCTCACCACGATTGGACAAACAGAGTTTCGCTATCAGGAATTCAACCTTCCGGTATTCATGATTTAAAGAACTCAAATTCTTATTTTAAAATATACGACGAGTATTGTTCTACTCTTCCCAAGGATAGAATCAAATTTTATAGTCAGGCAAAGAAGATATACAAACAAGTTAGAGATAATAAGAATAGGATATACATAGATGTCTAGTATTTTATTTTTAAGTTATCGATGGGATGATGAAAGATTAAAATCTCATTCTTCTGATTATATGATGGGTTTGGCATTTAAGAGACTGGGTTGGAAAGTCTCTTATTATGATTATAGAGAAAATGCGAAGTCTATAGGATCTCGTGGTATTCAACGAGAGATATACGAAAAGATAATGGGTATAAATCCAGATATCTTATTTATTACTAAGGGCGAGAAAGTAGATCACCAAGTCATATTAAAGGCAAAGAAGGACGGTTTTAAGGGAACGATCATTGGGTGGTATAATGATATAAGGAGAAGACCTCTTAGGTGCGTTATAGAGTCACAATCGGTCTGTGATGCTTTCTTTCATTGCAAGGGTGGTGATAGGATGAAAGAGTATGAACATTTAAGTAGAACCCCCTCCTATTTTTTATTCGCACCATATGAACCAGAATTCACAATACCAACAGAATTCAATCAGAGAGATATAAATGTCTCTTGGTTTGGTCAATTATATAAAGGCGATTCTAGATTTGATAACCTTAGAGAATCCATAATACCAAAGATCAAAGATAAACTCGATGTATATTATGCTTGCTTTGGAAAGACGTTCATAAGAGGTGCTGAATATTATGGATTGTTAGGGAGGTCTAAAATATCTATAAATGTTCCTGCAATAGATATGTGTTACTATTTCAGTAATAGATTAAGTCATATTATGGGAAGTGGATGCGTTCCCGTCACGTATAAATTCAAAGGATACGATGAGATATTCGAAGATGGGGTAAATTGTTTATCTTTTAAAACACCAGAAGACTTTAATATGCTAAATAAGTATGAGGATAAATTAGAAGATATAGCAATACGGGGCAAAGAATTTGCAGAAGAGTTTATGTGTTCTGATAGAGTTGTAGAAGAAATACTATATGTTATAGAGAATAGAAAAAATAGTTATTGCTTTTGTGGGAGATAAGATGGACAGACCTCGATTATTGAATAGTACCCTTAAACTAAAAATGGTAGAGAAAAATATATCTCGGCCGAAAAAAATAATTCATAGAGAAGAGAAAAAAGAAAGAGTTGTGGAAAATAAGAAACACAATCCTAGTTTATTATTCATTTCATTTTGTTGGGATAATGAAAATCTAAAATACAACCACTCTGATTATGTTTTAGCTCTAGGGTGGTTGAAGAAGGGATGGGATGTCTATTATTATGACTATAGATTTAATGCAGAATTGCATAATAATAATAAACTCATGAATAAAAAAATATTAGATTTGATATCGAAATATAATACAGATATAGTTTTCTTTGGAAAACCAAATGGCACATCAAAAATCAAATCAAGAAGAGGATTCTCCGCCGCGATTGATCCATCTATAATTCCTCAAGCAAAAGCAAAGGGATATAAGGGTCTATTCTTAAGTTGGTATATGGATCAAAGAAAGAACCCTTATGAACCAGTAGTAAAGTTAGCAAAGGCGTGTGATTGGTTTTTCTTATGTTGTGGTGGAGACACTCTAAAGGATTATAGTAATGTTATAAAAAGACCATCTTCCTTCGTAATAGCACCGAACGCACCTGATGTATATAGACCAAAACCATACAACAAAAGAACTACAAACATATTATGGATGGGTGGAATTCATAAACCAGATAAGAGTGGATTCGAATCTTTTAGATACGAGATTCTAAGTAACTTACATAGAAATAATCATCTAAGTCAATATTTCGGATGTTTTGGTAAACCTAGAATTCTTTATCCTAAATATCATGATAATTTGGGAAATGCTAAAATGAATCTATCTCTTTCTGCATTCGATAGAGAAATGTATTTTAGCAATAGAATGTCTCATACCATAGGTTCCAATACAGCATCCCTTTCGTATAGATTTAAGGGGTGTTATAAAATATTCTCTGATGATAGTTGTGTATTCTTCGATAATGTTAACGAATTATTAGAGAAGTCGAGATACTATCTAAATCATCTAAACGAATTAAGTGATATTGCTGATAATGGAAATAAGATATCTAAAGAGTATTTCACTTCCGAGAAGGTAGTTGAGGACATAATGTATACCTTGAAGAATGGATCATCTAATTTGCCATTTGGAGAAACAATTAATAAAGATAACGTAAAGTTTGATTTACCAGAGAATCCCAATAGGATTGGGGAATTAGTTCAACTAAAAATTAGATAATGGGAGAAGTACTATGATCACAGCATCTCTTACAACGATACCAAATAGAGTAATACCACTCAAAGAAATGATATCTTCAATAATAGACCAAGTTGATGTTATTCAGATCTATTTGAATGAGTTTAAGGATAACGAGATCCCTAAATTTCTAAATGACGATAAAATCATAATTAAGAGATCACAGAATGAGTCGTTCGGAAACAGAGGCGATCTTGGAAAATTCTTCAATGTACAGAATATAAAAGGATGGCATCTTATTTGTGACGATGATATTCATTATCCAAAGAATTATGCAGAAACGATGATAAATATATCTGAGGAGTATGATAGAAAGTATGTGGTTGGTACTCATGGTGGAGACTTTAATAAATTCCCAGTAAACGATTCATATAAAGACAGAAGAAATATGTCACATTATAAGAAGAGTAAGGTTGAAAAGGATTATATTGTTCATTTCTTAGCAACAAATTCTGTTTGCTTTCATGATTCTACTATATCTCTCAACCAAGAAGATTTCAAAATAGCAAACATGGGAGACATATGGTTGGGTCTTATGTGTCAATTAAAAGAAGTTGGAATGTTGTGTATAAAGAAAGAAAAAGAATGGATATTGGATTGTAAAAATTATGATATGTGGGATAGTATATATGGCCATCGTTATAAAGCAGAAAAGGGAGGTACTGCACATATCCAAACTCAAACAGTAAATTCCTTAAACAGACCTTGGAAACATTATAAATAGAGAGAATAAAATGAAGAAGATATCCATAATAGTTGTTGCTCATGGGATCGATCAACCCACAAGAGATAGATTTACAGATTCTATACTTAAGTCTAAATGCAATTATCCATATGAAATCTTCATGATGGGTGATCTAAAAAGAGATCTCTCTAAGAGTTTTAATAAATGTATACTTCTTAATGAGGGTCTTAGACAAACTCTGAAGGGTGATTTTGATTTTATAATACAAACTGATATTGATTTAGTTTGCCCTCCGGGACTCATTAATAAAACCATTGAGACTATCGACAATAAGGAAGATATAATGTTCCATCATTGTATGAGAAGATTAGAAAAAGAAGAATTTGATAAGTATGATTGTTATGATAAATATCCATTTGATGAATGGAAAGAATGTCATATGGTTTATGCAACTGGATGTTGGAATGGTATGAGAACTAAATTATGGAAAAAGAGCGGTGGTTTTGATGAAGGTATGATTGACTGGGGATACGAAGATAGAGATTGGATGAATAGATGTAAGAAGAAAGGTGTGGAGGTTAAAGATTGCTATGACTATGCTTTGACACATATAGAACATCTCGAAAGAAATGAAAATGTAACAACATATAATAAAAAAATTGCACAACAATCAAAAGATAAAGATAAGGATAACTGGATATGAGTAATTTAGTTTTATCTACATTTTTCACCAGAGATAATAGTTTTAGTCAACATGATTGTTCTCATGGTGGCCGCGGCGGCGCTAGACCTGAGGAATTTCACCTAATTGAAAAGTGGTGCAAGTCTGTAGAAAAGAATAATTTAAAAGCAGTAGTGTTTCATAACGAACTATCAAGTGATATGATTAAAGAGTATGAAAGCGATAATATAAGTTTTTCTTTTTATGGGGTAGAACATAGACCATCTTATAATGATAATAGGTTTTACTGTTATAGAGATTTACTTAAAGAGAATCCGTCCATAGATAATGTTTTGTGTACTGATATCTTCGATTTAGAGTTTTTTGGAAATCCATTTTCTTTAATCGATGATGGTTATGATTTTTATTGTGGTTCTGAGATAAGAAACAAATCCAATTGGATTAAGTTGAAAATGAAATCTTGTGGATTTAAACCAATATCAAAAGAAGAAACGATTTATAATGCTGGTATAATTATGACAAAGAGAGAAAAACTTCTAGAATTTATCGATGTGGTAATTTCACACTTTAGAAAGATAGACGAGAGTATAAATTCAAATATGGCTGTGTTCAATGAAACAATAAGACACTTCTCTAAATTGAAATGGAAGATATTTACAGGTCATCCACTCCACAACAAATTCAAGAGTTATAAAAATCCAGAAGGAGCATTGATAACTCACAAATGATTAAGAATATACTACCTAAACATTATATAGAGCATGAATACTTTGACGAGATGGAGAAGTATCTTAAAATAGGAGATAGAGTTCTCTATTTCTCTCACAATTATAAAGAACTCCCCGAATATGGTAAGAATGTGATTGTAGTTTTAACAGCAGGAGACGAGAGAGGCAATCCACCTAGATATTGGAATAAAGTCGGTCATGTTTTTAAGCACCAATATAATTATGATGGAAATGAAAAGTACCCTAATGTATTTCATATCCCCTTAACTCCAATTGCTGGTTTTTCTGGAGATAATTCTATTCCAATTCACGAAAGAAAATATGATGTATCTTTTGTCGGTCGAACTCAGAAAAGAAAAGATTTCATAGAATCATGTAATTCAATCAACAAAAGGTATAAGTCTTATATAAAGATTACTGGATCTCAATGGTCAAATCGTAGTGCTGAAAGTCTATCGGTTGAAGAATATTCAAATATAATGAAGAATACAAAAATAGTATTAAGTCCTCGCGGAGCAGCTAGAGTAGAATGCTTGAGATTTTCAGAGGCAGTTAAGTGTGGTTGTGGAATTATAACACCAATCTATCCAGACGTTAGGGCATTTCAAGAGTGCATGTATACTTCCATAAAGAATTGGGATAATATTAATAAGAGAATAGAAGTAACGTTAAAAAACATCGAAGTGATAAATAAGAATATGGTAAAGTGTTGGGATAAGTATTTTTGTCCCAAAGCAGTTGCGGAGTATATTAATATGGTAATCTATAAAGGAGAAAGAAATGAAACTAAGAAAATTTAAGAATTACGAGCATTATGTAGAAGAACAAGTAAAGACCAATAAGAGAAAGATCAAAGCAGTAATGATTACCGACGAGGAGTTGGAGAAGGTTTCTGAGTATATTAAGAAGAAATTACCTAATGCAACTAATGGTATTTGTCACGGAACAAGAAATGGATACGAGATCAAAGAGTTTAGGAAAAGAACTGGATTAGATGTTGTTGGTACTGAGATCTCCGAAACAGCTAAGGATTATAAACACACACTTCATATGGATTTCCATGATGTTAAAGATGGTTGGGAAAAGAAGTTCGATTTTATCTATTCGAATGCTCTAGATCATAGTTATGATCCACCCAAAGCTCTTAGAATTTGGATCAGTACGATGAAAGATGATGGATTAATGTTTATTGAATGGAGTGGGTGGGATAGTGAAGAGATCTTTGATATTCAAACGGATTATGCTGATTGTTTTTGTGCTGATGTTGATGAATATATAAAGATGTTTGAAGAAAATGGATTAAAGCACATTACTACATTGGATCACAAAAGAGTAGATAGAGGTGGTAAGAGAATTACCTTTGTTTTAGGTAAGGGTAAAGGTTAATGAAAAAACATAATCTTATTATGAAATATAGAGGTAGAAGAGGAAACAATATGTTCCAATTCTGCTTCGGTAAATTGTTATCTGAACGATTGGGGTATAATTATATCTGCAAACCCATACCCGGATTCAAGAACACAGAAGGGTATGATAAGAATTATGATCGTTTGATTAAAGATACTATAGTTAGAATATCTGCATCACATTTATTTGAGGATCATGAAGTTCCCAAGAATACAGATTTTGTTTTATCTGGGTTCTTTCAAAATATGAAATATTACAATGACCATATCCATAAAATACGAGAATGGTTCTCTGTGTCAAAGACCAATAACAAGTATAATATTGGTATTAATGATATTTTGATGTATGTTAGATTAGGAGATATGGTAAACTTAGATATCAATATTCCTAATTATTATTATGAGGGTATTTTTGATAACGGTTATTTGGATAACAAAGATAGGATTTTTGTGTGTACGGATAGTCCCGATGATGTATTTTTTGATAAACTGAAGTTAAAATACAATATTATATTCCCTGATGAAATAGACGATGAGATATTTTGTATGAATTTTTCCAGACATTTTGAAACGATAGTAATGGGTGGAGGAACATTTTCTTTTTGGTCATTCTGGTTATCGGATGCCAATACTGTCTACTTCCCTCTATTTATGAAAAAATCAAAATGCATCCAAAACCTAAACAGTATAAAAAGAGGAATCGATATAAGAGTAGATAGAGAAGGAATAAAATATTTCTATATAGATAACGTCGATCAAAGAACAAAGAACGAATTAACAAATAAATTCATAACACCATTTCATAAAAAGTCAACTTACGAGGTAATATAATGAATAAGAAAATATACGAAGAGAAGAAAAAGATTTTGAACATGATATCAGGTGATGTCAACCTCATCTTAGATGTGGGGTCTAATGACGGAGAACCCGAACTCCATCTCTTCCCTGAACACTTTCCAAACGCAGAGATTCATTGTTTCGAACCCATAGAATCCAATACAGAAAAGATAGATAATAGAAAGATAAATAATTGCTATACTCATAATATAGCAATTGGTAACGAAGATGGTAAAACAACATTTTATTTAAGTACTACTCGTGGAAATACAGATCATTCTCATTCTTCCTCAATCAAAAAACCAACCGGACACAAAAAGAAATATCCAGAAGTTAAATTCAAAGAGACACCAGTAATAAAAGACATTAATAAATTAGATACGTGGTCTAGAAAGAACATACATGATAGAACCATTGATCTTTTATGGGCTGATGTTCAAGGTGCCGAAGAAGATCTTATTCTTGGTGCTGTCTCCTCTCTTAAACGTACAAGATATTTTTATACAGAGTATTCCCATAACGAATTATATGAAGGTCAAATTAATTTAGAATCAATGAAAGATCTAATGCCTTGGTTTGAGATCATAAGTATAGAGAAGTCTGATGTTCTTTTTAGAAATACACTTTATTAAGAATGAGAGAATAGTTATGAATTCTAATGTTATTTCAGGAATATCTTATTATTGTTATACAAAAGAATCGGAATATCTA